TCTTTTCTCAATTTCGTCTGGGCCTCGCGATAGCCGCGTTCGTACTCCAGACGGCCATACGTTTTCAGCGCTTCGTCCACGATCAGCTTTCGCCCTGGTAAGCCCTGGCCGGCGCCCTGCAAGCCGAGGATGCGCTCGCGCTCCTTCGTCGGCAGCGCATTGACGATGGGGTCCACCGACACCGCGTCATGCTGCCTGCCGACATGACCGAGCAACTGCATCAACTGCACCGTCTGCTGTTGGCGCAGTTTGGCGTTGTCCTCGTCCTCTTTTTCCTTGGCCGCGTACGCGTACGGATCGTCGTCTCGCAGTTGTCTGCGTGCGGCTTCGCGGTTCTCCCGGTTGCGACGGGCGACCTCCTGATCGTAGAGGGATTGGGCTTCTCGCTGGACTCGCCGCTGGACGTCCTCCTCGGAAACCGTCACCTGGGCTGGCGCGATGGGCTCTGGCTCCGTCTGGCCGGGACTCGGCGAAACCTCCTCGGCGGCATCGTGATGACCACGCGTCTGCAGGAAGCGCGACCACCAGTGCTCGTTCGGCGAAGACTCCTCAGTCTCGGACGCAAAGGGTGGCTGGGCCTCACCGGCAGCGGGTGCTGCTGGTTCCGGCGAAGTCGTATCCGTCTGCTCAGGCGTGTTGAGCATTGGTTAGGCTCTTGGTGCGGGAGTCTACATGACGACGGCGCCACCGGCAGCGAGCTGCTGGCCGCCGGGAGAACTCGCCACGAGGTACGGGTTGTACTGGCCCATGCCGGCCGGCATCGTCGCGGGGTTGTAGCCGGGCATCTGGCTCAGGTCCAGACCAGGGATGGTGGCGCCGGTCTGGCCGGGGGCATATGTCGGTGGGACGTAGTTCGGATTGGGGATGCTGGTCGGTCCGCCGGGTTGGGCCATGGGTGTGCTGCCGAACGGACCGGTCGGTGTCCCAGCCCCGAAGCCGTACTGACTCTGGTTCAGCAGGCTGTTGATGTCAGGCATGCCGCCGACGGCCGCCTGGCCGATCGGTCCCGGTGTCTGGAGGTGCATCTGCGCCGTCGGACTGATGTGCGCCAGGGCCGCAGCGGCTCCCTGCCGACCAATCTCCTGCAGGTTCGGTGCGCTGAAGGTAAAGGCCTGCATGGCTGCGGCCGGGTTGAAGCTCGGGAACTGCACCTTGCCGATCTTCGCGCCGCCCGTCGGGTTGATCGCTTGCGACAGCATCTGCTGCGCGTTCGGGTTGGCCATGTACGGGATGGCCCGCAGAAAATTGTTCTGGGCGTTGTTAGCCGCGGTCTCAGCTAGCGTGGCCTGCTGCTGGCCGGGGATGCTCGCGTAGTAGTTGGCGTACGCCTGCTTCTGGGCCAGATCTGCTTGCTGGGTCGCCTGCAGATTGGCGATGTCGCCCTTCATCGGCTCGACGTTGGTGTTCCACCACTGGTCGAACTGACTGCTTGCCTGATCCGCGGTCAGCTTGCCCGCCTGCACCTGCTGCTGCAGGGCTTGCTGCTGCTGCGTGGCCTGCCCCTGGAGCTGCTGCACCATACGGCCGGGATCCGTCGGCTGGTAGCTCGGGTTCGGCATCGACGTCAGCGCGCCGGTCTTCGGATCCTGGGTGGTGATGTACGGGTTCGTCGTCGTCGTCGACACGACGGTCGGCTTTGGCGCGACGTAGTTCGGGTTCGGCTGCTGCGACATCGCCCCCGTGGTCGGGTCGCGCGTGATGATGAACGGGTCGGTGGTGCCGGGCGAGCCCACCACCGCAGCGGCCGGCTTCTGATAGTTGGGGTTCTGGACCGTGGTCGTGGCACCGCTGGTCGGATCCCGCATGACGATGTACGGGTCCGTCGTGTTGGTCGCCACCGGCGCCGCGGCCGGCTTGTTGTAGTTCGGGTTGGGCTGGGTGCTCGTGGCGCCCGTCTTCGGATCCCGCATCACGATGTACGGGTCGGTGGTGTTGGTCGCCACCGGCGCCGCGGCGGGTGGCTGGTAGTTGGGGTTGGGCTGGGTGGTGATGTTGCCGCTGGCGTCGCGCGAGACGATGGTCGGGTCGGTGGTATTGGTGGCCACCGTGGTCGGCACGGGTTGCTTGTAGTTCGGGTTGTCGACCGTGATCAGATTCGTCGGATCCTTGGGATCCTGCAGCACGATCTTCGGATCGGTGGTGTTGGTCGAGACCGGGGTCTGCTTGGGCGGCTGGTAGTTGGGGTTATCGATTGTGCGGATGCCGCCGGGACTCGTCGGGTCGCGGATCAGGATCTTGGGGTCGGTCGTGTTCGCGGTGATCGTGCTTGTCTGGGCCGCGGGCGACGAGGCGTGCTTGAAGTTCGACGTGCCGCCGCTCGGGTCGATGTCGATGCTGCCGCCATTGCCGAACGTGAAGGTCATCGCCCCGCTCGGATCCGGCGATGACGCACCGGTGACCGGATCCTTGACCGTCGCCGGCACCGGCTGGCCGAGCAGCCCACCTTCCTGGGCGAGGAGTCCTTGCAGGACGGCGAGCTGGGCGTCCGTTGGCTGGAAGGGCTGACCCGGGGTCGCCGTCGCCGTAGCTGCCGCCGGAGTTGCGGCACCGCCGCCGGCCAGCGACTGTGACGGATCGTAACCCTGAGAAGGCTGGCTGCTATCGGGTGGACCGATCGTGAACGGGCCGATCTGGACAGGCATGGTGTGCTCCTACGGCGTGGTGATCTGCGGGCGTGGCCCAGGTTGCGGCGAGGTGACGATGATCTTCTTGGCTGGCTCGAGACGAGTCGGATCCTGGCTGCGGATCCGCGAGACCATCTCGCCTTCGGCCTGCGAGCCGGCCACCGACACGGCGCGTTTCAGCATCGCACTCTGCTGGTCGCGGCTCGCGTTCCCGTAGCCGGGCCCACTCATGACGTGGCTGACGTTCTGCTGGATCAGATAGCCGCGGCGCATCTCTACCATGCGCTGCTCGTCGGGCGTCATGTTTACCTGGAAGGCACCCGTCGGCGCATTGGCGACACTGGTCTGGGCGGGCACGGTGATGCCGTGCTGGTCGAGGATGCCGAGCGTCGGGTCGTTGATGGCGGCGCCGGTGGTGACCGGCGAGAACGTGCCGAGGCCTGCTCGAGGATTCGGCTCAGCTTGACCGGTGGGACCGATGCGCGACGGCACCTGGCCGCGCAGGCCGGGCAGGTTCTGCATGATCGCCTGGCCGACGTTCTGCGGCTGACGCTGCGCCACATCGCCAGCCTGCGCCAGGCTGCGCAGCAGGCCGCTGTACGGTACGAGACCGCCGAGGGTGCCGCCGGCCGTGGTGGTCAGCGCCTGCGTGCCCGTGCTGCGACCGTACAGCCAGTTCGCGAGCGTGCCGATCTGGCGCAGGCCTGCGTCGGAGGCGAGGTTCTGGCCGACGTGCTGCAGCAGCCGCATCGCCGACTGGTCGATCGCCGCGTGTGCGTTGGCGTGCTGGCTACCGCCCAGGCTTTCGGCGCCGTACACCCAGTCGGGCACGCCCGCGGAGCGGCCGGCCTGCACGTTCCTGACCTCGGTCTGAGTCGGGTAGTTGATGGCGTCCATCAGGTTGCCGACCAGGTTCATCGTCTCGCCGCCGGTCGGCATCAGCGTGGCAGTATCCACGTATCCGACACCGGGCAAATGGATGGCGTTCTGCAGCCAGCCGCCCGCAGTGAGCTGGGCGCGCGTGGCCGGATCGTCAGGTCCGTTGCCGGTGACCGTGCCGTCCAGTCCGCGGTGCGTCAGCGCCGTGGCGATCGCCATCGTCGCCAGATCTGTGGCGGTGCCCATCACGTTGTTCTTCACGCGCTCGGCGAGCGGGGTCACGCCTGGCTGCACTGGCCGCGCGAACGGCGAGTTGGCGCCGCGTCCCTGGGCGAGGGCCTCGCCGCTGGTGGACAGGTCGTTGCGCAAGGCTGGGATCAGGTCGCGCACGTTAGCGCCCCCGTACGGACCGAAGCCGCCGAGGCCGCGCCCGACGTCCCACGCCGTGCCGAGCGCGCCGATCGGCGACTTCTCAGCCTTCTGCACCGCGCCGTTCCAGCCGATGCGAAACACCGGCCACGCCAGGTTGCCCACCGTGCTCTGGCCGCCGCGGTCATTGGCCTTGACGACACGGTTGATCAGGCTGCCCCAGCCGCCCAGCTCGCCGCGCAGCGCCGAGCGCTGGCCCACCTGGTCGGCGGCCTGCTGCCAGCCCGGCAGGGGGTTGGCCTTGAGTTCCTGGTAGCGACTGACGAACTGCCCGGGGTTCTTGAGGAAGCCGCCCAGCCCGCCGGTCTGGTCCCACGCGGCGTTGCCCGCCAGCCGTGAGACCTCCATGCTCGAGGTCATCTCCTTGTTGAAGCCCTGCAGTGAGGCGTGGGCGTTCATCGGCGTCTCGATGGCCTGCGCGATGTGCTGCGCGATCGGGTTGTCCACGCGCTGGGAGATAGCTGACGGATCCTTGTACGCGTCGGCGATGCCGAGCAGCGCGTTCCTGCCGCCCTGCATCAGCGCGTCCTGCAAGCCCAGCACGCCACCCATGGCGCGGCCGAGGTTGCCCGTGGCCACGTCGTAGGCACCGTGCGCGCCGGCGTCCCACATCGGCGTGATGCCCGTGTGCATGCCGACCTTGGTCAGCGTGTTCAGCGCGGAGGTGACGGCCGAGGTATGGATCAGGTTGAACCAGTCGCCGACGGACACCGGGTTGCGCGGGTTGAAACCAGGGATGACGTCCTGCAGGTACTGCGCGGGCGAGCCGCGCTCGGCGCCGACGCTCATGCTGGTGCCGGTGCGGTCGCCGACCAGGCCGCTCTTGGCGAGGGCCTCGTCCGAGGCGGCCCAGCCGCGCTGTGCCTGCTGCCACTTGGCCTGCGAGGCGAGCGCATCGAGGGCCTGCGTCTCCTCGGGGCTGAACATGTTGCCGGCCTGCTCCAGCAGACCGGTGCCCGTGGGCAGACGCTCCTGCCAGGCTGCGCGCTGGGCGGGCGACAGGTTCTGAAGGATCTGATCCAGCAGGCCTGCACCCTGCGGCAGGGTCGGTTGGGTGGTCGTGCCGAACGGACCGAGTTGTCCCTGCGCGAGCTGGCCAAGCTCCTCGGGCAGTAGACCGAGTTGACCGGGCATCTCGCCGCCGGGCATATACGGACCAGCCCCGCCGCGGTTGGCGCCGCCGCCGCGGATCACGTCCTGCAGGATGTTGGACACGTCGGCGACGGCCTGCTGCCCCGCGTCGCGCAGCTCCGCACCCGTGGCTGTCGCTTCGTTGGGCACGGCTCCCTCGCCGCTGAGCGGGTTCTGGAGCATCCACTGCCAGATCGTCGAGGCGATCTGCGAGGCCTGCGCCGGGTTGTCGCCGGTCTGCATCTGTGCGGCGAAGTCGCGGATCGGAGCGGCGGTCTCCTCCGGGTACTGGCTCAGGTTGTCGAGCGCTTGCTGCAGCAGGCCTCCACCGGTGGCACGCCCGTACATCTGCTCCATCGGCGCACCCGGTGTGGCGAGCACTTGGCCAGCCTCGTTCAGGATGCGCTGGGTGGCACTGCCCTCGCCGAAGAGCGCGCCGAGTTCAGGTGTCTCGGGCGCCTCGAGGCCACCGATGGCCATGGTCGCCTGGTTGTAGGCCTGCTGGTCCGCAGGCGACATCGCGCTGGTATCGACCGGGCTGATGCTGAGGTGTCCGTTGGCGTCGAACTGGATGCCCTGGCCGTACTTGTTCTGCAGGTCCTGCAGCGTCTGCGCCGAATCGAGCGCGCTCGGTGCCTGCAACAGACTGCCGAGCAGGCCGCTGACGACTGGCCAGCCCTGGTTCTCGATCGTCTGACCGAGTGCCATGCGGCCTGCCTCTGGTGCGCCGAGCAGGTCGGGGATCGTGGTGGTCTGGCCACCGGTCAGGTCCTGTCCGAGCGAGGCGAGCTGCTGGTTGAACCAGGCCGTGGGGCTCGCGTTGTAGACATCCTGGTTCAGATTCGGACTGGTCAGCTCAGCACCTGCCTGCGATAGCAGGTCCTGCGCGGTCTGGCTGGTGGCGGCGCCGACGGCGCCCGACGGCGGCATGCCGAGCAGCGGCGCCAGGATGTTCTGCGTGACGTCCTGACCCACGCCGCTGGTCGCACCCTGCGTCAGCATGTTCAGCAGGTCCTGGCCTGCGGGTGAAGCGAACTGGTTGAGGAAATCCGACGGCGTGGTGCCGGACGGCAGCATGCCCGTGAGCAGCGCGCTCAGGTCGCCGGGTGCCTGTCCACCGGTAGCTGCCTGCTGCACCACTTGCGCCGCCGCGTCGGGTGCCTGCTGGATGAACGAACTCAGGTCCTGGCCGGACTGCTGCGCCTGATCGACGAGGTCCTGCGCGCCCTGCGTGGCCTGGTTGTACGCGTCGAGCAGGTCCTGGCCCGTCTGGCCTGCCGTCTGGCCGAGGTCCTGCGCGGTCTGACCGACGTCCTGCTGCGCCTGCTGGCCGGCCTGATCGAGCGCTTGCTGCGCCTGGTTGTAGAGATCCAGCGCGCTCTGGCCGGTCTGGTCGGCGGCACCGCCGACGGTCTGCCAGCCCTGGTTCAGCAGGTCCTGCGCGGTCTGGCCCGCGCTCGAGACGGCCTGCTGCGCGCCTTGACCAGCCTGCTGTGCGCCGCTGAGGGCCTGATCGACCGTGCCACCGATCTTGTTGTCGATCGACTGCAGGATGCCCAGGTACTCGGGCTCGGCCGCGGTGAAGTAGCCGCCCTGTTTGAGGCCGTGGACGAAGTCCTGCAGCGTCTGCGCGCCGACGGCGCCGGGGTAGTGGTTCTGCAGCAGGTTGACGAAGGCGTTGACCGAGTCCTGCGGCGTGTTGTACGAGGCGAAGGTCTGGTTCTCCTGGGTGCCGCCGTACTCACCCTCGTGCGTCATCATCGACGTGCCTGGCTGACCGGGGAGTGCCTTGATGCCGAACAGCTCGTTGCCGCTCGCGTTGCCGTAGTTCGATTCGCTGGCGGCCATAGCGGTGATCCACGCTGGATCGATGCCCAGCTTCTGGCCGGCTTGCTGGGCGTACGGCGCGAAGCTCTTGGCGAAGGCCGTGGGACTCGACGAGTCGATGGCACCCCCGACGGCCTGAGCCGCACCCTGCGCTGCCTGGCCGGCACCCTGCGCCGCGCCGCTGACCACCTGCCAGCCCTGGTTGAGCAGGTCCTGAGCAGACTGTCCAGCCTGACCTGCAGCCTGACTCGCCTGCCCCAGCACGTCGGTGACCGGGTTGCCCTGGCCCAGCGGGTGGTCGGCGAACACGGCCGACCGCACCGGACCCTCGGACTGCGACATCTGGTTGATCTGGTTGGACGTCATCCAATCGGAGCCGCCCTTCAGATCTGTGCCGCTGGTGCCGACGTGGTACTGCTGGGTCTGCTGGTTGTACCCGTCGACGTAGTAGTAGTGCCCTGGAGTATCCAGGATCACGGGGTTGCCGCTGGTCGCTGAACTTTGAACCTGCGACCAGTCGACGCCCTGCGTAGCGTGCGCGTCGATGCCCATCTTCTGCAGCAGGTTCACCTCGGAACTCACGCCGGCCATGCCCTGCTGCGGATTCCAGCCCACCTGCTGGGCGAGCTGCTTGGCCTCGTCGACGGTCGGGTTGCGCCCGTACGTCTGCGCGAACGCCATGGCTGCGGTCGGTCCGCAGAACGCCATTGCGTCCGCGCTCGAGAGACCCAGTCCGAACTGCGACTGGCGCGCCGCGGCATTGGCTTGCGAGGCCTGGTCCGGCGTGTTGACCGCGGCGCCGCTGCTGGGGTCCGTCGCGGTCTGCTGCCCGCTCACGACCTGCCAGCCCTGGTTGAGCAGGTCGGATGCCGACTGGCCCGTCTGATTGGCGGCGCCGCCGACCACCTGCCAGCCCTGGTTGAGCAGATCGGAGGCGGACTGGCCGGCCTGCTGAGCGGCACCCTGCGCCGCCTGCTGGGCACCGCCGCTCACGACTTGCCAGCCAGCGTTGAGCAGGTCTGATGCCGACTGCGGTTGCTGGCTCGTGTCCGTCGGAACTGCTGCGGGTTGCGTCTGATCAGTACTGGTGGTGTCCGTCGGAGCCGGCGTCGTGTCCGCTGGGGCGGGCGGCGCACTGGTGTCTACCGGTGGCGGCGGGGGTGGAGGAGGAGCCGCGGGGGGTGGTGTTTCATCGGGTGCGGCGGCGGTCTGATCAGGTGCAGGCGTCGCATCAGGGGCCGCAGCCGCCATTTCATCCGGTGCAGGAGCAGGCGGAGCCGGGTTAAGAGCATCCTGGACTCCTGAGGCGATGTCGCCGGGCAGTGAGCCGATCTTGTCCTGGACGGCTTGCGCGAACTGACCCGCCGACCAGTTGTTGAAAACGTCGGATGGAATGTCCGGCAGCAGGTCTGCCACGCCGCGCTAGACGAGTCTGGTCTGACCGGCGGCCGACCCCGCCGCGTACTTCGGCAAGCTCAACTGGTACATCTTGTTGATGTCGCCCGGCGCGTAGCCCAGGTTCGAGTACATCGAGCCCAGCATCTGCTGCTGCGACGGGAGCATCGCGTTGAAGCTCTGCGGCGCGATCTGCGACGGTGCGGGCAGCCCCTGCGCCGTGGCCATGAAGTCGCTGTAGTTCATGCCCCCAGGACTGGCCGTGTTCTGCAACTGGTTGGCCGTGGAGGTCGCCGCATTCGCCCCGGTGCCGCCACCGCCCTGGCCACTCGCCGCGGCGTTCAACTGATCCGACGTCGAGGTGCCCGCGCCCGTCGGACCGTAGCCGCCGTAGCTGCCGTAGCCGGTGGCCGAGCCGATCAGGTTCTGCAGCGTCTGACCCTGAGGAGCAACGCCCGTGGTCCCGCCACCGGGGATGTACCGGCCCGCGGCGGCGCCCACCAGCCCCTGGATGCCCGCGGGTGTCGAGCCGAGCACCTTCAGGTACTGGCCGTAGTCCTGCGGTCCCTGTAACTGGCTGAGGAGCTGCAGGTACTGCATCGCCGACTGCTGCTGCCACTGCAGATTGGCGAGCGTCTGCTGGCCGGCCTGCGGCGCGTTCACGCCAGGCTGCGCGGTCTGCCCCGGCGCGCTGGGCGCGTAGTAGTTGCCGTAGGTCTGCGCGAGCTGCTGCGCCTGGTTGAAGTACTGCTGCTGGGCGGCCATCGTCTCGGTCGGCGTGCCGGCTGTCGTGACACCGGGTGCCTGCCCCTGTCCACCAGCCGCCGCATAGGCCTGCTGGACGGCCGCGTTGGAGTCGGCGACCCACTTGTTCATGGCCGACTGCCAGTCGCCACCGTTCGAGTAGTAGTACGCCTGCTGGGTGGCCGCCGGCAGATCTGAGAACTTGGCGCCCTGCGAGTTTGTGCCGGGCGCCACGATCTGGCCTGGCTGGGTGTACATGCCCGTGGCCTGCGAGGCGGCGAGCGCCTGCTGCTGCGCCGCGGTATTCATCTGCTGGTAGGCCTGCATGCCCTGCAGCGTCTGCTGCGGCACGTTCTGCGGCGGCGCGCGCTCGAGCATGTCGGCCTGGGTAAACGGGATGGTGTTGATCGTGCCGAGGTTGCCGTTCCAGCCCATGGCCTGGGCCTGCGGGACGGTGACGCGCTGCAGCTGGCCGCTCGGCAGGACGTAGTCGAGCTGCTCCTGGCCGTACTGGCTGGTGTCGTAGGTGTTCGGGTCGATGCGCAGGAACGAGCCCGGCGTGTACGCCGATTGCTGCGGCGCGTTGTAGAAGCCGGTCATGCCCGCCGCGCCCTGCGCCATGCTCTGCTGCGCCTGCAGCATCTGCAGCGTCTGGCTGGCATCGACGCCCGTGTAGCCGGGGATGTAGCCGATCGCGCCGGTCATGCCGCCGGCCTGCAGCGTCGGCGTGCCGGCGGGCGGCAGCGGCACCTGGGACAGGTTGCTGTACGGCCCGCCACCCATGCTGTAGCCGTAGGCATTGCCCAGGTTGAGGGCCATGGTGTAGGCCGCCTGCGCTTGCTGGAAGGCGAGCTGGTCGCTCTGGTTCTGCGCCATGGCCTGCTGGTAGGCCATCTGCGCCTGGGTCGAGGCGCTCTGGTTGGCGGCCTGGAAACCCGTCGGATTGAAGTACGACGTGCCCATGAAGGGGTCGTACCCGAGCATCGACGGGTCGGTGTAGAAGACGGCGCCGGGCGGCGCGCCCGCGAGCGGGTTCACCTGCTACTTCTTGGCGTTGCCCTTGCCGATGTTCGGAAACCTGGCCTTGACCTTGGCGCGCACGGCGGCCTTCTCGCTCGAGGAGCCGAACTGGCTGACTCGAGCCAGCGCGTTTCTGGCGTGGCTGGCATCCGGGATCGGGTACGACCCGCTGCCCTTGCCGCTCTTGCCCTCACCCTTGCCCGGCAGCGCGAAGCTCGACGACGGCAGCCGCTTGCGCTGCGCCGCCTTCAGCACCGCCATCAGAAAGACTTCCCCGTGCCCCAGCGCGAGGGCAGGCCTCGACCGAGCGGCGACGGGATCATCGGCTCGGCCCACGGTCCGTTGCCGTAGCCCTCAGGCGTGTCGTAGCAGGTGCACCTGCTCCACTCTGGCGTCTGGGTGTTGCGGTACAGCGGCCCGTTCTCGGTGTGGTCTGAGCCGTTCATCGGTCCCAGCCCCAGACCGACGAAGATGCTGCCGAGCATCGGTCCGCCAAAGGGCTGGTTGGGCCGGCGGATGTCGCGTGTGGTGGCCATCAGTTGACCTCCTGGATGTGCGTGTGCGTCTCAGCGTTCTGCACGCTGCCCGCGGTGAGCGCTGACTGCATCTGCATGCCCATGTTCGACAGGCCGTACACCCCGGGCTGCGTCTGGTAGTAGCTCCACGGCCAGTAGTGGGCGTGGTACGTCGGGATGACCACGTCGCAGTGCTCGCAGTGCCGATGCGGGTAGCCGATGTGGCAGCACGGTCCGCGGCCGCCGCACGCCAGGCTCATCGGAACGGACCGAGACTGAATGGTGGCGGCATCAGTCCGCGCATGCTGGGCATGCTGGTGCCGACCTGCGGTCCGGGCAGCGCCATCCTGGGGGCCGTCTGACGCATCGGCGCACGCGCCACCGGTCCCGGCAAGCGCGGCGCACCACCCGGCATCGCCGCTGCTCGAGGCATGGCGGGTGCGCGCGGAACAGAAGGGGTCGCGCGCGCGGCCGGCGCCGTGGCGCGCGGGATGGTCGGCGCACGCGGAATGCGCGCCGTCGGTGCGGCCCGCGGCACCCGCACGCTCGGTGTGCGCAGCGATGGAGCGCGCGGGGCGGCGGGTGCTCGCACCGCTGGCATCCGCGCGGCTCTGGGAGGTGAGGTGGCGCGCGGGGCTGAGGCTCGTGGTGCTCGAGGTGCTGCTGCCAAAACTACTTCCCTTTCTTCGGCGTCCGCGTGCTGACCCCGCGCTTGCGATCCAGCGCGTTGTCGCGGGCGCTGCCTGGCTTGATGCCCGCCTTCTTGTCGGCGGCCATGTCAGCCTTCAGGGTCCACTTCTTCGCCATGACTCACTGCTTCTTGGCGTTGCCGAGTTTTCTGACGCTGCCCTGGCTCAGGCCGCCCGTGCCCGAGGGCTCACCCTTGCAGCCGACACCCGAACCGATGGTGCTCGGGTACGACTGGCTGGTGCCCTTGTAGCCACCCTGGCCCCAGGCCGGCGGCGCACCGACCTTCTTGGAGTAGTTGTTGGTTCCGGCGTACGTCATCGGTGGGAGGTCTCCCTTCAATCAGGGGCTCCCACCGCTCGCAAACAGAGCAGCCCGCGCTGTTACGAGCGGCGGGCTGCCGGCCTCACTCTAGCACTATGGGCCGAGCACGTTTTCCGAAGCCGGCCCCGGCGGCGGCGCCGGGATCTTCAGCCACGGGTACGCCGCGATGACCGCGCGGTACACGGTGCGGAAGCCGATCGGTCCCAGCCGCTGCAGCTCGGCGTTGCGGCCCGCGTCGTTGGGCGTGCCGTCGGCGTTGAATAGCTGGCTGCTGTAGTACGCCAGTTTCTGGGCTTCGCTGATCGGCGCCGCGAACGGGGCGATGCCCTGCGGAGAAAACGCGGCGGCGAGCTGGGTGGACATGTCGTCCAGCCACTGCGCCAGGTCCTGCGCGACGAGGTCGTACGGCTCAACGCGCTGAGGCATAGTGGGTGGTGCCGTAGCGCTGCACCATGTCGATGAACCGCGAGTAGACCTCGTCGATGGGCACGCTCTGACCGTTGCTGAACACGATCGTCGTCGCGGTGCCGTCGTTGTAGGCATAGATGACGTGCGCCAGGTTGATGGCCATGCTCTCGGGCACGTCCAACTGGGGCGGCTTGGCTGGCTCGGGCAGGCCTGCCAGCACCGGCACAGCGTTGGGCGTGACGCGAATCCACTCGCTCATCAGTGCAGCCAGCCCAGCAGGTGGCCAAGCTCACACACGCTCGCGCCGATCATGAACCCCTGAAATGCACTGAAGAGCATCCAGAAGGCAAGTGTGTTGCGGAGCACGCGCGGCGTCATCGCGATCATCAGCCAGCACCCGTCGGACCCGGCATCGTCGGCGAGGACGGCTGACCGGGGAACGCGCCCGGTCCTGGCCCGCCGGGGCCGCCGGGCGGCGGCATGCCGTAGCCGGGAGATGGCACCGGCTGTGGCGGCATGCCGCCCTGTCCACCGCCAACGCCCGGACCGCCGGGTGCCGGGTTGCCGACGCCGGCCGGGACCACACCGGCCATCTCCTGCGGACTCGGACCCGGCGTGTTCATCTGGTTCGCGATGATCGTGCCCAGCTTCTGGAAGGTCAGCTCGAGCAGTTTCTGCTGCACCGGCCCCGACTGCTTCATGTTCTGCAGCAGCCAGGACTTCTCCACCTCGTCGGGATTGCTGCCCGAGTCGCGGCAGGCCTGCTCGTAGGTGATCAGCTTGAGCTGCATCTTCTCGCCGATCGCCCGCGTCAGCACGACGTCGTCGCTGGGCGTGCTCACGTCGAGGTGCACGACGTAGCGGTGCACGCCCGCCAAGTCGTCGGGTCCGATGCCGATCCAGCCCGCGCGGGTTTGACCCGCGTACCGCCCGCGCGAGGCCGGGGGCCGCTCTTCGGCAAAGGCGTACACCGTCTCGCCGATGCGTCGCTCGATCAGCCACGACTCGAAGCCAGCCCGGTCAGCCAGACACTGGCTCACGTTGCCGACGATGGGATCCCACTTGAGCCGCGCCAGGAACGCCTGCTGGTTGAGCTGGTAGCCGGACTGGGCGCCCGCCGCGCCGCCGCGGATCACCTCGGGCTGCGCCATCTGGGCCATGGTCTGCGCGTTCTGCAAGATCTTGTCGAGGTCCTGGCCGGCCTTCGGCTGCTCGATCGGCGCGATGTCGAACGGGTAGACCATGCCCGGCTGGATGCGCTGCGATGCGTCGGTGTCGCGGTTGTCGTTGGCGTACGGACCCACACCACCCTGGATGCCCGGCACCGTGCCCGGTGGCTGCGTGCGCTTGAAGGCTGGCCAGCCCGTCATGAACGCCGAGTTGCCCTGCATCGTCAGCAGCGAGTCGATGAGCGGGAACAGCATCAGGTAGCCGTACAGGATGCTCACGCTCTGCCGTTCGGGTAATCGGGATGACGTGGTCAGGCCGCGCGCCTGGAAGTACGGACCGCGCAGCGTCTTCAGGACCGGGTCGCCGTAGCCGTGCTTGATGGTGCGCACCAGCGTGCCGCCGCTGAAGTGCGAGCTTGCCTGGCTGACCTGACCCGGTCCGAGCAGGACGATAGCGCACTGCTCGTAGTCCCACGCCTCGATGACCGTGATCTGGCGGTACTGCTGCATCACGCGCGGCCACTCCGCGCGGGCGAGCGCCATCGCTCGCGGGTCGAGGTTCTGCCAGTCGCTGGGACTCAGCACGTTGCCGTCGCCGTCCAGACCGGTGCCGAAGCGAGCGAGCGCCTCCAGATACGGCATGGTCTTGACCTCGACCACGGCCGTGTGCCCGTTCTCGTTCTGGTTGTAGTAGACCGTCTCGGGCGGCAGGTCGGTGGTCGCGATCGGGTACGGCGCGAGCAGCTTCAGCTCCTCGGTTTGCTTGTCGAACAGCCGCCGCTGCGCGTCGTTGTCGTACTCCTGCTCGGCCATGATCTCTTCCTCCATGGCCTGCACCTGAGACGAGTACTCGCGCCACGCTGAGTTCGCACGGTTGATCGTCTTCAGCCAGCCCTCGCCTTTGCTGACCGCCGCGTGCATCAGCGAGCGCAGGATCGGCCGCCGCGAGTCCTGCTCCTGGCGCGACCACGACGCGTCGAAGAAGTGCTCCCTGAGCGTGGCGTTCTGCTGCGCGGCGTCCCCGAAGGCCGTCGGGTGGTACTGCACCGCCGGCGGGTTGGCGCACAGCGCCGAGACGGTGGTGTCCACGATGTCGATGGCCAGCGGGTTGCGCATTTCCAGCGCGGTCTTGCGGTACGCCTCCGGGATCTCGACGTAGGTGTCCTGATAGATCACCGAATCGATCAGCGCGTAGAGCTGGTTGCGCAGTCGGAACCTGATGCGCAGGTCGTTGGCCAGGTCGAGCGTCTGGCCCAGCAGCCGCGCCTCACCGACGCTGGGCTGCGAAAAACCGCGCATCGGGATCATCGAGGCAACCGCCATTTAGCAACTCCCCTCGTGTGTGCGCGGCAGGTCCTCGTCGGCGATGTCCGAGCGCACGCCGATCCAGATCTCGCGGATGTCGTCGTAGTCGCGCAGGCCGTAGCTCACCGTGCCGTTGCTGGCATGGAAGGTGACGATGCCGTCGCCGACCGTGGCGATGGCCGGGTCGAGCACGTCGAGCAGGCGGTCCTCGATCTCGATGCACGGGTCAGCCTGCAGGAGCGCGATGCTGCCGTCAGCGGGGTGGTGCGCAAAACTGAGCACGCCTATCCGAAGATCGCGCGCTGGACCGGTGGAGGCGCCGGTAACGCCTCGGTGCACAGACCGTAACGTAGCGCATCGCAGGCGTGGTCGGAAACTTCTTTGGTGCCGCGCGTCTGCAAGGTGTCCTCGGGGTCGAGCGGATCCCTGACCAATGCCGGCAATTCGCGCTCAAGGTTCGGACACGCGCCCCTGACGATGCGCAGCCGCGGTGCCTCTTCATCGTGCGCCAGCGCGCGCCGCACAATGGCCCAGCCCTGCTTGCGGTTGTTCTGGCCCGGGTAGATGCCGATCGACACCATGCGCGCCAGCCCGCGGTCGGCGTACACCTGCGCAATGCTCGGCCGCCGCTGCTCGGTGCGCGGGTTGAACATCGACGGGTCGAGCACAATCTGCAGCACGCGGTCGTCGTCGGTGCGCGCCTTGATCAGGTCGGCCTGCTGCTCGTCGCGCAGGCCTGCCGAATACGCCTCGCCGTAGACGTACACCGTGCGCGAGTCCGGATCCCGAGCCAGCCACAGCGCGCAGAACGGCACCGCGAAGCCGTAGTCCACGCTGATCCACCTCGGCCAATGATCCGGTATCTCGAAGCGGTCGATCACGTGCACCTCGGGATCCCACTCGGGGAAGAACATGCCCTCGGCGGCCACCCACAGCCCCAGCCGCAGCCGCTTGTGCAAGTACCCGCTGAGCGAATCGAGCGTGCGCAGGTACTCGACGCCGAACGGCGTCCAGGCCTGCTTCGCGTGGTCGTAGAGCTGCGGGTTGTCCTCGTGGTGCGATTCGAGCACGCTCACCTGGCCACTGTCGGCGCGCAGCTTGAGCCAGTGGTTTGGATAGCTCGGGTTGCAGTCGGCCAGGAGCTGCTGGTAGCTCAGCGCGTTGTTTCTGAGGCGGGTGAGCAAGATCTGCCAGTCCTGCTCTTCCAGCTCGGTGGCTTCCTGCACGTAGATCAAATCGAAGTCGGTCGAGAGCACCTTGCGCGGGTCGTCGAGCCCGGCCACGACCACGCGCGAGCCGTTCGGATACCTGAACTCCTGGTCTTCGTGGTGGAACCACACCGCGTTCGGCGGCGGCGGCAGGACCTTCTCCTTGAAGGTCACCAGCGCTGCCTGCGTCAGCGCGGTCCTGAGCTTTCTCACAATGGCGGCGCGCATCGGGCGCTGCGACGCGGCCAGGTCGATTTTCTGCAGGCACGCCATGCTCTTGCCGGTGCCGCTCGGTCCCGACAGCAGCACCTCGCGCGCCTTGGACTGCATCAGGTCGTACGCGGCCCCAAAGGGCTGGTACGGCTTGCGCATGGCGGCGTCTCTCGCCTTGAGCGCTTCGAGCGTGGCCACGCGGCCTCAGGATAAACTGCGCTCAAGTATGCCGACCGGCAAACGCGCCACCGGCTTCCCCGTGGGACGCAGGCGCCACACCTTGCCGTCCGAGGCGGAGCAGCAGGCCGCCTATCTGGCGGCACTCGCCACCGACGGCACGATGCGCACCGGCTGCAAGGATGGCCACGTGCGTTTCGAGACGGTGCTCAAGTGGCGCGAGCACGACGACACGTTCGTGCTGCGCGAGAACCAGGTCAAGAGCGAATTCGCCGACGCGCTCGAGGCCGAGGCGGTGCGCCGCGCGCTCGTCGGCTACGATCGGCCGATCTACCAGCGCGGCGAGCTGGTTGGCTACGAGCGCGTCTACTCGGACATGCTGCTCAAACTGCTGCTCACCGCGTACAAGCCCGAGAAATTCCGCGAGCGCGTCGACGTCAGCGGCACGGTCGAGCAGGTCGTGCGGCAGGTCGTCGGCTTCAATCCCAGCGACGTGCTGTAGACACACAAACGCCCCGGCGAGTTGGCCTGCCGGGGCGTTTGTCTCAGCCTATTGGCTCGGTGGGGAGTGTACTGCTAGTGGCCGAGGAAGTGTTGCGCGAGTTGGACGATGAGCCACAGCGCCGCGAGCGCGAGCAGCACGATGGCCAGCCCGTCGATGGGTGCGGTGGCGTCCGGCTTGCTCACGAAACTTTCTCCCGCTCCAGCTTGCGGTAGCGCGCGCGCCCGGCGTCGATCACGGGCGGTGCGATGGGCTCGGCGCCGTCCGGGCCGAAGACGAAGATCTGGTCGAGTCGATCGAGTGCGTAGTGCAGAAACGGCGGCACGTCGTTTTCGCCGGACTCCCAGCGAAACACGGTGTTCTTGCTGACGCCCAGCAGCTCGGCGAGCCCGGGCTGCGACAGGTAGCGAGCCCGGCGCCACTGCTTCAGCTCGAGCCGGTTCACCAGTCGGCCTCGATCGGCTGCGAGTGCACCACTCGGCCGCGGGTGATGGCCTCGAGCGCGCCGGGGCTGCCAGTGACGCTGTACGCGTCATAGGCTGCCATGGCGTCGCGCTTTGTCGTGTAGCTCCGGGATGATTCGGCGACGCCGTTGCACACGAGCGAGACCACCCATTGCTTGGGTCCGAAGCGGCGCACCTCGGCATACATCGCGTGGTCGGTGTTCATGATGGTGCGATGGCCAACCGTCCGAAAGACGATTGGCCCGGTGCCGGTCACTCGATCACCTCGACGAGGTGCGCCAGCACGCTGCGCTCTTCGCCCGCGTCGTCGACGCAGATCAGCGCCGGCTCGACGCGTACGACCACGAGCGGTGTCTGGTTCGGGTCGAGCATGTCGACCACGCGGCGCCCAATCTCGAGCGCCTCGGGATGCACGTAGTACGGCACGTCGACCGTCAGCCGGGTAGTCGGTTTGGGCTGGTTGTCAGTCATGGGACTCTCCTCTCAGGGAATGCGCGTCGCGCACAGCTCGCACTCGGCGAGGTGGTCGTAGCTGAACGTGTGCTCGGCGCCGAGAATGTCGCGCGCGGTCGAGCCCGGCGCGGGTACTTTGCGGTAGGCCGCCGCGTAGCGACCGTTGTCGCAATACGCCGGTGTGACCGCGCAATAGATGCACGGCCGGTCGACCGTGCCGCCGCTACCGCGCACGGGGCTCGAATGCCCGCACGCGTAGTGCACGAAGTTGAGGGGCCGGCCGTTGCCGGGTCGATCAGTCATGGTGAGTTGGGACTCTCCTCTGCGGTAGGTTTGACCGGGCTACTGACCGGTCCGCCGCATTACCGGGCTCGCGCCCGTCAGTCTGCGCTGTGTTCCGCTCGGTAGCGGTCCATATCCTCGCGGCACCGCGCGCATTCGCCCGGCGCGGATTGATACCCGTGCCAATGGAATTGGCACTCGCGCACGGTATCCGTCGTCCAGCTCGGCGCCGCCGTAATCGCATCGCGGTGCTCGGTCACCGGTCGACCGCACACACCACACGCCGGCGTGTGGTCCGCGGTGTAGTAGCGCTCGGTGTAGTCGTCCGGGTCGAGGTCTTCGGCCGGTGTGTTGACGCGCAGCTCGGTGAATTCGGCCGCGGTCAGCTCGCGCGGTCCGAGGTACCCGCCGCAACACACGTTGCAGAACACAAAAACGGTGGTGGTGTCGGTGGTGGTCATGGGGACTCTCCTCAGGTGATGGGTGGACTATACCCAGAATGGTGATTCGCGTCTCGTAATTAGCGGTACTCGTCTTCGGCGCACTGCGCGCAGCGTGCCGGGTCGTGCGGCAGCTCGCCGCCGGGTAGCCAGCCCGTGCCGGGCAGCCGCTCGCCTGCGAACGCGTTGCGTCGAGCCCGGCGCGGCTGCTTTGGGCTGGCGACCGCGGCGAGGCGTGCTCGGGCGCCGGGGAACGTGCGACCGCGGTAGTACACCGTAGCGTTGTCGCCTTTGAGTGCATCCCGGCGCGCGAGCTGTCGCTCCTCAATGCGCCGGTTCCGCGCCATGGCCCGCAGACAACGCTTGCAGTCGACGTGCGCCGCGTCCAGTGTGGTCTCGCGAAACCCCTTGAGACCGCACAGCACCGGCACGTCGGCGCGGTAGCTCCCGTCCCGGTTGTAGCGCGGATTCCCGAAGTGGACGCGCGCCTGGTTTGGGCACACGTGCCAGCGCCTGGTAGCGTCGACAACAATGGCGCCACCGTCCGCATGCTGCCAGAGCACGACCGGCGCGCCGCAGTCGTCACACCATGGCCCGGTGTGGCTGCTTGCATCGATGGGCTCGCCGATGTCGTAGTGGGTCTCGTAGATGGTCATTGGGGGACTCTCCTCTAGCCTGACTTGTTCAAGCGCCGGCGGCTAACCCGGTCACGACGTCTCGCGACGTTTCGTCTCTAGGCCCGGTGCGCATGCTTACCGCGGGTTCACCACCCAACTACCGCACGGGGAATGCATGATCAACATATCGGCCGCGTGCACCGGCGCGCCGGTCTCAAGCACGAACGTCTCATCCCGGTGCGGATTGAAGCACACGCGCACAGCTCCGTCCGGGATCGCCGGGACTTCCGTGTCGCTCAGCTCGGCGATGTCGCCGCGCGCATAGGCCACGACTTCCCGTTGCCCGGTGCGCCTGATTCTCTGGACGCCGGCCGGGCGCACCCGGAATTCCACATTGAGCATGACAACGTTCCTGGCGTAGCCGGTCACTTTGCCATGCTCGCGGATGCTGACACACCCCTTGTGCGCCGGGTGAAGATTGCGGTAGATATCGGCGCCGCAAACAGGCAGATCTGACATTTTTGGGGACTCTCCTCGGAATGCGACCGGGCCTAGGCCCGGTCGTAGATTCGCGTCTCGCGGCCGCCGGCGTCGCGGCGCCATGCGGGATTCTCACTCAAGGCCCGGCGGCAATGCTTGCAGGTGAGTGTGCCGGGCTCATACGTGCTCAGCCGGTAGTTGATGTCGCGGCCGCACGCGGTCGCTCCGGCCGACACCTGGTAGTGGATCAACTTGTCGCGCATCGCGGCGCGGAATTGTGCTCGTGTAACCATGGGGACTCTCCTCAGTGTGAACGCTCCGGGCCTACGCGGCCCGGGCCAATTCCTTTGTCAGCTCGCAGTCGCGGATGTCGACTACAAAGCCGGTCGTGTCGTGCTTGGCCGGGCCTTTAGCCTTGAGACCTACCACAACGTTCGGCGCGTCAAGGTAGCGCAAGTCGTCATGGTCGCCGTTGACCACCGGGCGCCCAAGATAGGTGTACTTGCCGTCCTCAATTTCATGCTTGCACGGCCGGCGGCAGTCGCAGATTTTGAACACGACTGCCACACTCCCACCGGCCGCGAGCACAGCTCGGCAGTCGTCTTCGTTGGTTTCGCTCCGGCTAAACGTCAAGTGATAGTTTGCCGGGAGCTGACCGGCCGCGTGCTTGAGAGCCCGGCGCGCCGACTTTGTGTAGTCGTAAAACTGTACCGACGGAAACAATGTCATCATTGTGTGCCCGTCGGCGTCGACAATGAAATTCTCCCATGGCAAGTCTGACGTACCGTTGAGCCGTTCGGCGCATGCCATGTCTTTACGCTCGGCGCGGGCCCGGTGCGACTGCGTCTCGCGGATGAGACGCGCGTTGAAATAGGCCCGGTTGTACTTGAGTGTCTTCGTGCGAGCGATGCGCGCCGCGGGTACGGCCGGGTCAAACCCGCCGCGGCCGGCCGCGTACAAGCACGAAGCCCGGCAACCGGCGGATGCATCGGCGCACGTGTTCGCGACACCGGACGCATCGCTCGGCGCGAGGTACAGGATGGCGGTAGCAACGTTGCGCGCGTGACCTTTGTCAGTCTTCGGCGAGTAGCCATCCGGTGTGATGAGAGCGCTGTACTGCGGCCGGGCGAGACTGTGCGCCATGCGCCGGGTCGTGCTCGCGAAGAGCACAACGATGCTGCGCCGGGTGTGCGAGTCGCGACCGGGGAATGCTGGCATGCCCGGCGCCGATAGGTAGCGCGTCATGACGCAAACTCCACCCACTCAACGTGCTTGAGTGAGTAGCGCACGCCGGTCTGATAGACCATGCTGTCGTGCGCCTTGACGTAGGCAGCGTAGGCGCTCGGCGCCTTGACAAT